ATTTGAAGTAATAATATCTGGTTTTAAAACATTTATACCAGTTTGTTTTATAAACCATGTTCGGTTCATTTCTTCAGTGTGTAATCCCATTTGTACTGGTAAGACATTATCTAAATTAGGAAATTCTTTTTTACCTAATTTTAATTCAAATAATTCTTTCCATTTACCTTCCACTATTTTTATAGCGTCAGTACCTCCAAGACCTACCAAATCATTTCGATCCTTATTCTCATGGATAGTAAAATGGGTTGAACTTCTTAATATCTTCTTCTTTCTAGCCATTGTTTCCTTTCCTGTTTATACTTTGTTATCAATAACTTAACAACATGTTTCACTTCTCTATTATCTAAAACATATTTACTATTATATAATTTATCAAAAGCTACTGCTTGTTCTATAGTAAAATATTTATAAGCTAATCTTGTGATCCATGCTTTGCGTTTTCTCATCACAGCCATTGGATCTTCGGTTCGAACTGTTGATCTGGTCATCTTCAAGGACCTTAATATGTTCTTGAATGTTTGTGCCATATTCAACTCCTAGTAATTTATTTAAATACCAAACAGCTTTCAATAAATCTTCTTTACCATTTTTCTCTTTGTGTCTTACAACATACTTTACTATGTTGCCTTCGCAAAAATCTAATCTCCAACTTGTAATAGCGTCAGCTACTTGTATGGGATAAGATTTATAATAATGAGGATTAAATTTTTCGGTCATTTATTTTCCTTTGGTTTTAATATTATCTCACAATCTAATGCTTCTGCCCAACAACAAAATAGAAATCCAGATGGTTTTCTGATACCTACTTCCCATTTAGATACTAAACCTCTCGCTATATTCATATCATTATCTAGCGTAGATTGAGTAATTCCCAGCTCTTTCCTTCTTTGAACGAACTGGGGAATTAGTTGTTCATAGAAATTTTTACCTAAAGCGTAGTCCATTTATAGAAAATAGACTGTTTTACGCTGCAAGTAAAGTATTCCAATCATTTGATTCTAACATACCAGATACTTGTTCTGATCGTGTTCTAATCTTATTGTCTTTCAATCCTCTACCTTCAGGGTGTGATGCCCAATGAGTAGCTGTTTGATATACTGCCCATAAATTAGAACCATATCTGTTTTTATACATATCCCAATGAGTAGATAATTCTCTCATTCGGTAATCAGATACTCTTGGATATATCTCATCTTTAATTTGAGCTATTGTATTTTCAAACAAATGTTTTACATTATCAGCAGATACTGTTGTTCTAGCCATAGGTTCTAATACTTCTGGTAATTTATTAAATGCTTCAATAGCATTAGTAATATCAATAGAAGATAACTGTGCTTTAGTAGACCAGTTTTTCTTTGACATTCCTTTTATTTTCCAAGCTCCATGATATAATCCATTAGTACATATAACCACTATTGGACCAAATATAAATTGTTCTGCCCATTTTAGATTATATCCTGTCCATAACCATAGTCTTAATATAAAATCATCATTATTCCAACGAATTACAACATCATTGAAATCAATTTGTTTCATAAATTTACCACCATTTTCAAAGGTTTTTTCTTTAACAGTAATGTTATTTAAATCCATACCATAATCGGTTATACCTTTGACTATCATATCATTGAAATCTCGGTATGTTCTTAGGTTTTCATAGGATTTTAACGCCATTGTAGAAATATAATGATCTTCATTAAATATTGCTACTCGGTCAGGTAATTTTATACTATCAGAACCACCTTCGTGTTCGGTAATATAATATAAATCTCTCTTATGAGGTATTATATCATTTTGTGCATCAATTTGTAATTTACTAGCATACGAATTTAACATATATATTTAACTCCTTTCGTATATTGGGGAAGGTTATTCCTTTGTCCTTCCCCATAATTATTTATTAACCAAATGGTTTATCATTTATTTCAGTTTCATTTGGAATATCTGAAGGTTCATATGATTCCTCAAATACTTTTTTCTCAAACTTATCTAACTGTTCAGTTGTTTTGTTTTTTGCATTACATAATAACTGAAAAGCAGATAAGCAATAAGCATGTACAACAATATCATCAGTTGTGAACATATCTTTAATCTGAGATAATTGCTTTAAGATTTTTTCTAATTTAGAATCTAATCTTGCAACTTCTCCCATTCGTTCTTCTTCTTTTAAAGATTCTTCATATGCCCATTGACCAGTTTTACTCATACTGTACCTCCATATGATTTAGCTAATTCAATTTCAGCTTGATGTTCAATTTCTTTTGTTTGCTCTAACTCTTTAACTCTTTTTTTCAAATTAGTTACTTCGTCAGTTAGCTTTTTGAACATTCCAATCGTCATCTGCTGGTCTAATTGGTTCAGCTTTTTGATTATTGTTCTGTGGGTTTTCATAACTATATTCCTTTCGTTTATATTGTACATCTACATCTCGTATAACTTTATGTTTTTTATAGTATCGTGTTATTATATAAGAAAAATCTTCGCTTAATAATAATCGGTAATACCAAATAGCTCGTCTTTTTCCATATCCATATAATGCACTCGCAAATATATATCTGGTCATTCGGCTACTAAATTTAAAAAATGTTCTAATCATTATCTTCTCCTTTCGTTTCGGTAGTAAATCCACCTTCACATTCATAACATGGATCATCTCCATTATCATGTTCTACATATCCTTTTCCATTACAATTATGGCAGAAATCTGTCATAAATTACTCCTTTCGTAATTTTATTTTACATAAATTATAATCTCATCTCTATCAGAATCATCTGATTTGAATTTCGTTACAATTTTATCTATTTGAGAAAAATGCTCTGTATTAAACTCGGATTCTTCTCTCGTTCCATGCCAAACTTTAGCTCTAAAAGTTATTTTAGCAGTAGGACTTATTCGGTTCACTTTACAGATTATGTCCTTAAATTGTTCTGATGTTATTTTCATAATTTACTCCTTTTCTTGTAAATAGTAATACCAATATTTCTCTTGACCATATTCTCCATGACCATGATACTCATAAAGCCATTCGGTATGATCGAACCAGCTCCTCGCTGAAATCATGTCTTTAATCCACAACAATCTCATGTGTAATCTGTATTTTAAAATATCAATATTCATATTGTACTCCTGTTATTATTATTTAACCAGAGCGACGCCGAAGGCGTCGCGAAATTTTTTTCAGGGCAGTATATTTCAACCACCCTGAATATTTATTATTTATTTATAGTTTTCAGCAAACTCTAATGGAAGGGTATCTCCTATTTTTACAACAGGTTCTACATTATGACCATTTTTTGCCCACCACTTATTAGCATTTTGAAGATTGTTAGTTTTTCTTTGAAAAGACTTTTTAACATCTTCAGGTTTTGCACTTCTAAATGGTACATACTCTTTACCAAGTATATTCTTAAAGAAATCTTTTCTAGCTTTCACTTCTTGTTCCAGCATTTCTTCAGCAACATCAAACTCATTTAATTTAGTTGATAATTGTTGAAGCTGATTTCCCAATACTTCTTGGTTATTATTATATGCCTCAGTAGTACCAATATAACTACCATTTTCTCTTTGATGATAGTTAATTTTTCTTTGGATACTATCTTTAGCACCTTTCACACTACCAAGTCTTTTATCTAATCTAGCAATATTGCTATTTAAATCATACTCAATAGATATTAACTGTTCTTGGCTAATCTCATCTTTATATAAGATACCAAGACTTTCGTATGTATTATGATATTTATTCATGTGAACTCCTTTTTTATATCATTTTACTTATTCTACCTCATGTAAGCTCATCTTACTTAAGATATGCCTCGCATATTTTCCAATGACTAAAAATACTTGTCACTTTATCCCTATACAATAATCTTACGAATAAGGAGGGGTAAAGCCAGCTATGCTGGAGGGCTTGTCCCTTGACTAGGATTTTTTCATTGGTATAATGTACCATATCTTGTAATATGAATTACTTCTCCTACTTCATATTGATGTCATTATTTTTCTCTTGACACCAGAAAATAGAGGTTTATCCTTACGCATAGCAATGTCTGAACTATCCACCAAGAATGATGAATTAACCGACAAACAGAAGAAGTTAGTCGATACTATCGTAACAACAGGGTGTAGTATAACCGAAGCTGGATTAATCGCTGGATATTCAACAAAAAAGAATAAAGATTCAGCTAGAGTAAGTGCTAGTCGTACACTACGTATCCCAAAGGTACAGAGATACATGATGGAATGTATAACTCGTACTATAGGGTTAGGCGCAGTAACTGCTTCCAACAAGATGATCCATCTTGCCGATAAAGCCAAGAGTGAGTACGTACAACTAGAGGCTAGTAAGGACATACTAGACAGAGTAGGACTACGAACACCAGATAAAGTACAACACAGTGTAGTAGGGGATATTAAGGTAAATATAGATTTAACGTAAAATGAGAGGGGGGGTTAAAAAACGGAAGTTCCCCTGACTGATAGATGTTACACAAACAACAGAGGTTAAAAAGGTACTTCACTATGTGCGTAGACAACGAAGGTATTTATGATAGCGTTCTACTAGGCAATAAGGTAAGTATAATTATATACTTAAACTATACTGGTTAAGTAGATGCCTAGCAGTACTGCTTAATAAATGGAGATAACGATATGCCAAAGGTAGGAAAGAAATCATATCCTTATACTAAGAAGGGTGTGGCAAGAGCTAAAGCTGCAGCCAAAAGAAAAGGTGTTAAGGTTGGTAGAAAAAAAAAATAAGAGCAAAGAGCTAAACTGTATAGGTTATCCACATGATGATCCCTATGGATTAATAGCAGCATGGTGGAAAATTTTTTCAAAACCACAAGGGAGAAAAGAAGCTCCTAAAAAAGATAAGCCAAAACATTCCTCAAAAGATTTTTATTAGTGAGTTGATATTTGTTATAATTTAAATTAAAAGATTATAATGAACGCACTCCACTCCCTAGAACAAAAAATAAAAGAAGAAAAAGAAAAGAATAAGTTATTGCTTAAATCTTTAGAAAGACATATAGAAAAAGAATCAGAATTACGAATGGAAAACCTAAAGTTGAAAGGATTAGATAAACCATGTCCAGTTCCCATAAGAGAAAAGGCACTAGGGTAGAAAATGAAATTGTTAAACTCTTTCAAGCAGAAGGATTTAATGCAAAACGACAGCCATTGTCTGGAGCATTAATAGACTTCCCCCATGATGTTCAAGTAAAAGATTTGTATGAAGGTACAAATATAGAAGTAAAAGCAAGGAAATCAGGCGAAGGATTTACACAGCTTGACAAATGGAAAGGATCAGCAGATTTATTAATTTTAAAGAGAGATTTCAAAGAACCTATGGTATACTTATCGTGGAGCTTGTATAAGGAATACCTTAATGAATACAAAGAAAATAGATCAAGTAGCGAATCT